CCAAGCAGAGGCCAAAGACCGGCGCGCGCTGGAGAATACCTTGAAGCCCATCATCGCCGCGCCCCCTGAGTTGCTGATGGTCAATCGCAAGGGCTTGCACCCCTACTATGCGCTCAATCGCGTGTTCGTGGTCGCATTCTCCAATGAGCGCGTGGCGATCAGTCTCCCCAGCGAAGACCGGCGCTGGTTTGTCCTATGGTCAGAGGCCGGTAAGTTGCCCGAATCAGACGCGGTCGCCCTTTGGAATTGGTACGAGAATCGGGGCGGCTTTGCAGCCGTGGCGGCTTACCTACACTCGCGTGACGTGAGCGCGTGGAACCCCAACGCAGCGCCCCCAATGACTGAGGCCAAGGCCATCATGGTTGAACATGGCATGAGCGGCGCGGAATCGTTCCTAGTTAACCTGATCAAAGCCCGCCAGCGTGGCTTTGCGTCCGGCGTCGTAGGCGCGCCTTTCTATGCGATTTGTGATGAGTTGCAGCTATACGCCCCCGCAGGGATCAAGATAGTCCCTCCGGCCCTGCTACACGCCCTCAAGGAAGCGGGCTGGGTTGATATGGGCCGCCTTGCATCCCGTGAGTTCCAAACTAAGAAGCACATTTTCTGCGCGCCTGAGTTAGCGAAAAGCAATAAATCAGACTTGCGCCGGACAATAGAAAAGGCCCCCGAAGGGGCCTAGTCTAGATCAAAGAGAATTGCTAGGATCGCGGCCACAAGGGCCGCAGCGATTATGAGCATAAGGCCCGTTCGGCATCCGCGCGGGTCTTTTCGTTGTCGTCGTCTAAGAGCGCGCGCAGCACGTCTTCTAAGTGGTTTATCCGCAGGCGGCTGTCGTACAGTTCCGCGTTCGTCGCGTCAATTTGAGCGCAGTAATAACGAGTAGACGCGGCCAGCGCGTCAAGGGCCAATTTTTCGTTATCGTCCATTACAGGTACTCCAAAAGTAAGACGGCCAGGGCAAGCCCGATAGCGCAAGCTAGGGCTATATCGGCCAAAGGGTAACGCTTGGGGTCTGGTTTATAGTGTTGCCGGTTCATACTAGCCCCAATTGATCGGCCAAAGCCGAATGATTGACGCGCAGCCAGCGCGCGAATTTGAGAGTTTGCGCGGCTTTGGCGTAGCTATTGGGCCACGCGCGAGAGGGCGCGCGTAGGTCGCTAAAGTAAGGCGCAATATCTTCTCGCGGGTACCAGCGCCCTCCATTGTCAGCGCGGCCAAGCGCGCGCAAATGCGCCCAAGATAGCGTTTTCATGCTTCGACCTCCATGCTATCGACGCCTTGGGGCGCTCTTAATTGGTCACTAAGCCCCTCATAAAATCCGGCTAGGTTCGCGTCCCCATAGGGCGGCGCGCCCGTCTTAAAATTGAGCCGGTTCGAATTCAAGGTGTAATACATACTTACATATTCGGCCGTAGTTAATTTGTCCCCATTGTCAGGGTACAGCCGCCCGGTCCCGCCCTTTGGCCGCACGGGTTTATGTTTGCCGGTGATTTTGCTTGCGAGCGCTTGCACGGCCGTGGCGCGCTCAGGTGACGCCAGCGTGTAGGTGGTAGATTCAATTTTCAGGGTTTGCATAACGTAGTTCCAATTTGATAGCGTTGTCGATTTTGCGTTGGTTGTACCCATCGGCCAGCTTATCGGCCATCATGGCCGCATCGATGGCTTCGGGCGTCGGTGGTGGTGTGTATGGCCGTAGGATGGCCGCAAAGAGCGGGTGCATCATAGGCCGCTCACGCGGTAGCACGCGCCATCGCTGCGCTGTACGTCGATGGTGCCCGCGCGATGGATCGCCAGCACTAAGACCCGCTCCATGCGGCCATAAAGTGAGATATGGATATATTGTCCAATTTTCATAATTTACTTTCGTTTAGTGTATAGGCCAGGAATAGCCCGCAAACGCTGCGCGCAACGTTTGCAGATAGCCCTCAACCCCGGCGGTAATGTACCGGCCGCTCGTATAGGCCCTTTTCGTCGCGGTAGACAGACACATAGTGCCCGTACCGCGTGCCATCATCATAGGTAAGGGAAACGGTCTCGCCGTAGGCTATCGGCCGCCAATTCCACATATGTGATATGCCTTCGGAATGTAGCGCTTCGCTAAGAGTTTGAAATCGATTTTGCATAGTTTGCCCTTTCATATAGTGCAGCAACCGCAGCATGGTGCATCCTCACACCGGCCGCGCGCGTTGCGGGTAAAGTGCGAAGGGCCGTGTTCACCCATAAGGGTGATTGTGGTCAATGCAAGCGTTGCACGTTTAGTGCGGCCATCATAGTAGATCAGTGCGCCGGGTTTGATCGGCGCGCCGGTGGCCGCGCACCGGCCGGGATAACGTGCGCGCATAGTGCGGATCATGCAGCCACCTGTAATTCATCAATTGCCCTTTTTGCGCCGTTCAGACCCGCTAATTGAGTGACACATGCGCCGTCTTTCACCACGTCCCAAACGTGCCCTTTAATTCGCTCATAAATCAAGTAATTGCGGTATAAAACGGGTTTTTCGTCCGTAGAATAATTTTCGAGGCCATACATCGGGTTTTGTGGTTTGTGCCATGGGTTTTTATATGTGTTCATAATTTGCCTTTAGGTTATAGCGTGCACAGTGCGCGCCCATATGCGCCCGATAGGACGCATACAGTCGCGATCACTACGCTGCGGCCAGCATAATTACCCGGCGTCGATCATGGCCGATAGCATGGTCCGCTATAACAACATCGCGCGCCGTTATCCGCGTGCCACTGCATAACGTGCACTTAGCGCACGTTGATTTTTTACCGCCCTCTGCACTGGCCGGGCACACTGTCTCACCGGGTTGTTTATCGACGCCGACCGATACCCGGAAAACCCGCATACCATACAGGTTAGCTAATGCAGCTTGTTCTAGGGTATCCGCGCTGGCCATGGCCAGTGGCGACCATGCAGCATGGTCAAAATTGTCGTTTTCCCATTGATGCGTGTATCCGCGCACACCGGCCGCATACCGGGTTATTTGAGTCCACATCCGCACCGGTGCGGCCGCGCCGTCGCCGTAAGTGCCGATCCGCACTACTTTACCGGCCAGTGCGCGCGCTATGGTGGCTGCGTCGGCGCGCACATAGCGGCCGCGCAAATAAGCGTTATAAACCGATAACACCGACTTTGCGACCTGCACATAACAAGGCACTTTGTTTGTTTGCTTTGCAATGATCGGCCGATGTTCGCACTGGCCGCATATGCTCGAATCGGCGCCGGTTTGCAGTGCCTGCACCGGATTGACGTCGCTGCGGATAATGAAGCTTTGCACGATCGCGCCGGTTTTCCCGTTCTTACTGGCGCCGGTGATCTTATTGACGATCACGACAATTGGCGCGCCGTCTATTTCAGACGGGCCTTCGTATGCGATATATCCGAGAATTTTAGCCATGGTGTTTGCCTTTTTACTGTAGTGGACTATCAAGCTTTGCGTGCTTGGAATACGCGGGCCTTTTCAAGCTTGGCGCGATCTTATTCTATACCGCGCGCTACTAGTGTCACATTGGAGACAATAGACGTCAAATTGTGGGCACCATGCATGGCGCTTTGTGGGCGGTGCTATTTTTATGCAGTCCATTGGAGAGAGTGTAATTGTTGGTCATATTGTCATTTATTTGTTGGATCTAGGAAACTTTTATACATTTCATAATGTGAAATATGCAATATGGGGTAGAGCGACTTGAAAACGTGTTTTAAATAGCCAACACCGCCAACAACCGCCAACCGCGCGCAAAATGCTGCGCGCAACACCGGCGCAAGGTGTAGGCTATGTGGGCTATTGGGTTTGTAGTGCCCACATGGCCTACATGGTGGCCGGTGGCCGGTGGCCCGCATGGCCGGTGGCCTACATGGTAGGCACTGCCCACAATGCCTACATCGCCAGGCGTAATCCCTTACCAATTCGACTAGCATATCCCTTGCCAATTCGACTAGCATATCCCTTGCCATTTTGACTAGTATATGCTTGCCATTTTGTGTAGGATTTTGACCAGGGGGGAGGGGTAGGGCCGAGCGGTTGGGCCAACGTAAACGTAGGGGCCACAAACAAAATTTTTTTAATATAAAATCCAAAGCCATGTTCAAGTCATTGCCGCTTACTGTCCGACACGTCCAAGCGACCGAATCGCGCTTGCAGGCGATATACGACGCTGCCAAGCTAGGACTCAAGGGCGACACGCTGGCCCTGGCGTCAGGGCTGCGGCCAGAGGAATACCAGCACCTGTGCCAATTTGACGCACTGGCCGAGATGGCCGCGCGCAAAGGCAAGGCCGACGGCGAACGCGAGATGGCCGACATCCTGCACAAAGCAGCCCGCGAGGGCGACGCCAAGGCGGCGCTTGAAATCTTAAAGCACCAGCACGGCTGGGTCGCCAAGCAGTCCATCTCGGTGGACATCGACCAGCGCATATCCATCACGCAGGCGCTGCAAGAAGCAGAACTGCGTGTTGTTGAAGTAGTCGATGCAGTCCACCAAATACAGCGCTGAAGACGAACAAGCCCTGATGGCGCGTCTGTGGACGCCGCGCATCAAGGACAACCCGCTTAATTTCGTAGCGCTTGTATTTCCTTGGGGCGTCAAGGGCACGCCGCTGGAGAACTTCAAAGGCCCGCGCAAGTGGCAGCGCGAAGTGCTGCAAGAGATTGCCGACCACATCCAAGAGAACAAAGGCCAGTTGGACTACAACGTACTGCAATCGGCCATCTCGTCGGGACGCGGTATTGGCAAGTCGGCCTTAGTCAGTTGGATCACCATCTGGATGCTGGCAACGCGCATAGGCTCGACGACCATTATCTCGGCCAACTCGGAATCTCAGCTCAGAAGTATCACTTGGGCCGAGATTACCAAGTGGCTGGCGATGGCGATCAACTCGCACTGGTTTGAAGTCAGCGCCACCAGGCTGATGCCCGCCAAGTGGCTCACTGAACTGGTCGAGCGGGACTTGAAGAAGGGCACCAGGTACTGGGGCGTCGAAGGGCGGCTGTGGTCAGCGGAGAACCCCGACGCATACGCGGGTGTGCATAACTACGACGGGGTGCTGGTGGTGTTTGACGAGGCGTCTGGTATTGACGACGCGATCTGGGCGGTGACTGCTGGCTTCTTTACGGAGAACACACCCAACCGCTTCTGGCTGGCGTTCTCCAACCCGCGCCGCAACACGGGGTACTTCTACGAGGCGTTTAACTCCAAGCGGGCGTTTTGGAAAACCAAAGTGGTGGATGCGCGCACGGTCGAGGGTACGGACAAACAGGTCTACGAGCGGATCATCCAAGAGTACGGGCCGGACTCCAGCCAGGCGCACGTCGAGGTCTACGGGATGTTCCCCAGCGCGGGGGACGACCAGTTCATTGGCTCGGACATCGTGGACGAGGCGATGGGGCGGGAGAAGTACAAGGATTTGTCAGCACCCATCATCATTGGGGTTGATCCGGCGCGCTACGGCGCGGATGCAACGGTCATCGCGGTGCGCCAAGGCAGGGATATTGTTAACATAACGCGCCATCGGGGCGACGACACGATGACGGTGGTGGGGTATGTGATCGACGCCATCGAGGAGTACAAACCGGCGCTGGTGGTGATCGACGAGGGCGGGCTGGGGGCTGGGATTGTGGACCGGCTCAAGGAGCAGCGGTACAAAATCAAGGGTGTGAACTTTGGAAATAAGGCTAAAAACCCGATAATGTACGGAAATATGCGCGCCCAAATGTGGGGTGAGATGAGGGAATGGCTGAAATCTGCTAGTATCCCGACCGACAGGTTCTTGAAGACGGATTTAATTTCGCCTAAGATGAAGCCTGATTCACGTGGAACAATCTTCTTGGAGAGCAAGAAAGAAATGAAAGCGCGGGGACTTGCATCGCCAGACGCAGCGGACGCAATATGCGTGACGTTTGCTTTTCCCGTGGCTCACCGCGAGTATACTGAGCCAACTCGCCGGTATAACGCTCAAGACGGCGCAATGCACACTTCATGGATGGGTAGCTAAATGGCTGATTACACCGGCATGGTAGCAGTAGGTAATGTCGCCAACGGTGGTGGCAAAAAGAACGACGACTCCGGCGTGCTGGCAACTGCCCGCAGCCGTTTGGACATGGCAATTGCGGCCCTGTCCGAGTCGCGTGAAGATGAGATTGATGATCTGAAGTTCTACGCTGGATCACCCGACAATCACTGGCAATGGCCTGCGGATGTGCTGGCAACCCGTGGCGCGGTACAGGGGCAGACCATCAATGCGCGCCCGTGCCTTACTATCAACAAACTGCCGCAGCACGTCCGGCAAGTAACTAATGATCAACGACAAAACCGCCCAACAGGCAAAGTTATTCCAGCCGACGACAAGGCCGATATTGACGTTGCCGAAGTCTTCAACGGCATGGTCAGACATATTGAATATATCTCGGACGCAGATGTCGCTTACGACACCGCCTGCGAAAACCAAGTCTCCTACGGAGAAGGCTACATCCGGCTCCTGACCGAGTATTGCGACGACAACACGTTTGATCAGGACATCAAGATTGGGCGGGTTCGTAATTCGTTCTCGGTCTACATGGACCCGACCATCCAAGACCCCTGCGGTCAGGATGCTAAGTGGTGCTTTGTGACTGAAGACATCCCCAAAGCCGAGTATGAGCGCAAATACCCTGATTCTGCGCCCATTACTACGCTGCAAACGCTAGGGGTTGGTGACCAAAACCTGTCGCAATGGCTTAACGAGGACACTATTCGCATTGCGGACTACTACTACGTCGATTACGACAGCGGTACGCTTAATTTGTACCCTGGCAACGCTACGGCCTTTGATGGGACGCCCGAAGACAAGCAATTACGCGCTATTTACGGTAAACCTAAGAAGTCTAGG